GTCGTACCTGCGTAGTTTGCACGCAGAATAAAATTGCTGCATACAGAATTAAAAATCAAGCCAGTCTGTTAGCAAAGAAGCGTAAAGCACAAAACGAGTATCGTCGCAAATATCCGGACAGAGTTAAGGCTACTTCTAAAGCCACTATGCACAAGCATCGTATTGCTAGGAACGCTGAGAAATTGGCTTGGGCGAAAAAGAATAAAGGGCGTGTACTTGCATGGTGCAGGAAGCGGCAGTTGGATAAGGTTCAACGCACCCCCGCTTGGCTGACGGCAGAAGACCTTTGGCTGATCGAGCAGTTCTACGAAATGGCGGCTGCGCGTACCAAGGTTACCGGGGTTCAGTGGCATGTAGACCACAGGACTCCGCTGCGCGGTAAGACGGTATCCGGGCTTCACGTACCATACAATTTGCAGGTGATTCTCGGGTCGGAGAACTCTAGCAAGGGTAACCGGGTGCAGCATGCCTAATCGGTTTGCAAGTGGCAAACATGCTATCGCGGAGTGCGACCGGTGTGGGTTTCGGTACAAGTTGAGGGACCTCAAGCCGCTTGTTATCAAGACCAAGAACGTGAACATCTTGGTCTGTCCGGAGTGCTGGGAGCCTGATCAGCCGCAGTTGTCGCTTGGGCTGTACCCAGTCGATGATCCGCAGGCGCTTAGGAACCCTCGCCCTGACCTGTCTTACTTTGAGGAAGGCAATAACGGCGCAGGTGGTAGTAGAATGATCCAGTGGGGATGGAACCCGGTAGGCGGGGCAAGTTCGTTTGATGTGGCATTGACCCCCAACACTTTGGCTCCGGCTGGTCAGGTCGGGTCTGTAACGGTCGTAACGACTTAGGAGATTGAGATGAAGAACGGTATGCGTAAGGTCGCAAAGGAAGAAGTCGGTAAGCACGAGCGTGCCATGCATGGTACGAAGAAGATGCGTGCTGGTGGCAAGACCAACAGCGACATGAAGAAGTATGGTCGTGGCATGGCTAAGGTCATGAATCAGCGCAGCCCGATGCGCGGTTCATCTGGCCCGAGGTAAGTGACATGAAGGACATGAGCAAGATCAAGTCGAACACTGACTCGACGGGTCGCAATGGCTACCCTGAAAAGGACGTGAACAAGGGCGTCACCCACATGAAGATGAAAGGTGCCGGTGCCGCAACGAAGGGTACTAAGTTCGTCTCGCAGATCAACTTGGACTTCAACGGTAAGGTCCGTATGGGCTGGTCTCCGTAACGATGAACTACGCTCAGCTATCCACGCTGCTTCAGGATTACTGCGAGTCCACGGAGCAGAGCTTCGTGGCCAATATCCCGACGTTTGTGCAGTTGGCTGAGGAGCGCATCTACAACTCTGTGCAGATACCGGCGCTTCGCAAGAACGCCACGGGCACGATGACGCAGAATTTTCAGTACTTCTCGCTGCCCTCGGATTGGCTCTCGACGTTCTCCTTGGCGGTCATCGACCCGACTACGGGCGAGTACGAGTACCTGCTGAACAAAGATGTGAACTACATCCGGGCTGCGTATCCGCCGCCCAACAGCACAGGTAAGCCTGCCTACTACGCCATTTTCGATAATGCGACCATGTTGTTGGGGCCGACCCCAAACGTCAACTACACAGCAGAACTGCACTACTTCTACTACCCGCCCTCCATCGTCACGAACTCTACCTCGTGGCTTGGGGAGAACTTCGAGACGGTACTGCTCTACGGTTCGCTCCGTGAGGCGTACACCTACCTCAAGGGTGAGGGTGATATGATGCAGAATTACGATGCCAAGTATCAGGAAGCCCTTGGGCTTCTCAAGCGTCTGGGCGATGGTCTGGACCGTCAGGATGCGTATCGTTCTGGTCAGGCTCGGGTACAGGTGACTTGATGGACGGACACACGGAACTTGGTCAGGTCTTTGTCCAGACGACAGAGAACCGGGGCTATACCCCAGAAGAGATTGCTGAACGGGCGACAACCCGCATCCTTCGCGTACAGACGAAGGAAGAACTGAACCGGGTACTAGTGAAGTACCTGCAAGAAGCGCAGGAGTCCGAGCGGATGAATGTGCGACGGTATTTGAACGAAAACGGTTTTAGTGACGCGGCTTCGCGTTTAGGAGATTAAGGTGCCAATTGGGATTTCTACTTGGAGGGAGACAGGGGTGAAATGGTGCCCCGCCTGCAAAGTAGAAAAACTTTTGGATTCGTACTCAATTTGTAGAAGCGGTAAGCGAAAAGGGCATCCTGCGGGGGCATGTAAAGAGTGCAGGACGGTATTGCACAAAACCCGCAAAAGAGCCGACCCAACCATTTATGAGCGTATCGAATGGCCATGTAAGTTAAAAAAACTATACGGCATAACTGTTGAGCAGTATGATGCGCTTTTAGCAGAACAAAAAGGGTGTTGTGCAATATGTGGCTCAACATCTTCGTATTCTAGAAATTACAAGAATACAGCACGGGCAAAATTTTCAGTGGATCACTGTCATGCCACTGGGAAAGTTAGAGGGTTACTTTGCACTAAATGCAACCGTGCTCTCGGATTATTGAATGACAGCATTGAATCCGTACTCCGTATGTCGGAGTATTTGAAGAAACATTTGGCATAGGAGTAACTCCCTTGGCGATTTCTCAAGCTATGACGACTTCCTTCAAGACTGAAATCTTGACGGCGACACACAACTTTGGCACCGCGCCTACCCGTGCTTCGGGTGCTGCGGATGTCTTCAAGATCGCGCTCTACACCTCATCGGCCACGCTCGATGCTTCGACCACGGCGTATACGACTTCCAACGAAGTCTCCTCGTCTGGCACGAACTACACGGCGGGGGGGTTGACGCTTACGATCTCGCAGGCTCCGACCTTCACGAGCACGACCGCGTGGCTTGACTTCGACGATGTCACTTTTAGTAGCGCGACCATCACCTCAAACGGTGCGTTGATCTACAACGCGACTCAGTCGAACAAGACTGTTGCGGTGCTGGCGTTCGGCGGGGATAAGACCTCGACGGCGGGCAACTTCACCATCCAGTTCCCGGCTGCGACCTCGACGACTGCTATCCTTCGTATCGCCTGATTAAGTTAGGCAAAGGACCGTGGCAGGCGTAATTGTCGCCTTTGACGGTTGGAACGCTTCCGGCGTAGGCTGGGGCGAACAAGGCTGGGGCGAAGGGTTTTCTAATCTTACCGCGACAGGTTTTGTCGGCACGGTAAGCGTTGCTGCGTCTACGCTCATCCCCGTCACCGGGGTCTCGGCTTCAGGTGCCGTAGGGACGGTCGTAGTCTCTGGTATCGCCAACGTCGTCCTAAACGGCGTTGAGGCTACGGGTCAGACGGGTACTGTCTTTGTCGTCACAGACCAAGTCATCCCGGTTACGGGACTTGCTGGGACGGGTGAGCTTGGCGATGTTGTGGTGGCTGCAGCGGCGGTGGCTCTGGTTACCGGGGTTGCTGGGACGGGCGAGACGGGCACCGTCTTCGTCAAGACAGACCAAGTTCTTGCTGTTACCGGCGTTGTCGGGACAGGGCAGGTTGGTACCGCTACGGTCGCAGCGTCGGCTACGGCGGTTGTTACGGGGCTTGCCGGGACGGGTGAGCTTGGCGATGTAATCGTTGCAGCGGCTGCTGTGGCGGCTGTGACGGGCGTTGTGGCTACGGGAGCGGTGGGGACAGTATCTGTCGTCACGGACCAAGTCCTCTCGGTCACGGGCGTACAGGGCACCACGGCGCTCGGCACGGTCAATATCCTGCTTGAGATAACGGTGTTCGTCACGGGGGTCTCGGCTGCCGGGGCGGTAGGAACTGTCTCTGTATCTGCAGGGTCAAATGTTGTAGTCTCTGGGGTGTTGGCCACCGGGGCGGTTGGCTCCGTCAACGTCTGGGGAATTATCGACACCAATCAAGACCCGAATTGGACGGGAATAGGAACAACACAAAGTCCGAGTTGGACAGGAATTAATACGTCGCAGAACCCCAATTGGACACAGATCGCGGCGTGAGGTAATTAGATATGAGCACGTATTCAACTAATCTGGCCCTTGAACTCATCGGTACTGGCGAACAGGCCGGTGTCTGGGGCACCACTACCAACACGAACCTCGGTACCCTTATCGAGCAGTCCATCTCGGGCTATGTGACTCAGGCGGTTGCAACCGGCACTGACACGACGATCACCATCCCAAATGGCTCTTCGGGCGTAGCCCGGAACATGTACATCGAGTTGACCGGGACTGGCGGTGCAAGCACCAACCTGATCGTCCCTGCCAATAAGAAACTCTACTTCATCTTCAACAACTCGACCGGCGCTGTAACGGTGAAGGTGTCGGGTCAGACGGGTGTATCGGTACCGACTGGCAAGAAGATGGTGCTTGTCTCAAACGGCACGGACATCGTCAACGGTTTGAACTACATCGCGGATTTTGCTTCTAACTCTGCGACCATCACGCACCTGTCAGCGACCTCTGCCACGATCACCAATCTGACGCTGACCAGCCTTGTCATCAGCAATCTGAGCATTGCCTCAGCCAACATCACTACGCTCACGGGATCTACGCAGACCCTCTCCGGCAACCTGACCCTCTCCGGCGGCACCGCCAACGGCGTGTTGTTCTTGGACGGCAGCAAGGTGGCGACGAGTGGGAGTGCGT